CTTGGCGTTCAGGTAAAGGAAACTAGGGCGTGCCTCGGGGCGCACGTCTCGATCTATCCCTCGGCGCGCGTGAGGGTGTACGAGATCGAAGGAGACGCGCTGAAGAAGCTGGGGTACGGAGCCCCGCAGGAGGAAGCGGAATGAACGTGGAACTTACGTCGATGCTGTGGGGCGGCCTGAGCGGCGCCGCCATGTTCGCCTTGGGACTCTACTGGCTCTGGGACATGAAGCCGTCCAACGCCGAGACGGAGTGGCTGAGGTCTGAAGTGAAGGAACTTCGCGGGACTGTGGGAGACTTGAACGACGAATACAACGGGCTCAACAAGCGCGTGTACGCCCTTGAGCATCCGCCGTTCGCGCCCAAGTTCGGAGACTGGGTGTCGACGACCTACCGCGGCGCCACGGTGAGGGGCGTCTATCTGGCCAAGCTGCGCGACGGACAGCACCGCGTCGTGGCGAACATCAACGGCACAACCGAGTTCTACGCCGACGAGGTGGAGCCTCTCGATGATTAGGTGCCTCTCGGTCTGCTCCGGCATAGAGGCGTGGTCGTGCGCCGTGGCCGGCATGGAGGGCTACTCCGTGTCCGCGCTGTCGGAGGTTGACGCGTTCCCCAACGCCGTGCTGGCCGCGAGGTGCCCCTTCGTCCCCAACCTCGGGGACATGACCAAGATCAACGGCTGGGCCATGCGCGGGCAGATAGACCTGCTCGTGGGCGGCACGCCGTGCCAAGGCTTCTCGGTCGCCGGACTGAGGGGAGGACTGAATGACCCAAGATCAGGACTGGCTGGACACTATGTCCGGCTGGCTGCGGAACTGCGCGTCCCGTGGCTGCTCTGGGAAAACGTGCCCGGAGCCCTTTCAACTTCGGGAGGCGCCGACTTCCGGGCCTTCGTCTCCGCGCTTGACGAACTCGGGTACGGTCTGGCGTGGGCGGTGCTTGACGCTCAGTGGTTTGGAGTTCCGCAGAGGCGGAAGCGCCTGTTTCTTGTCGGACGTCTTGGAGACTGGCGCGGTCCCGGACAGGTACTTTTTGAGCCCCGTCGCGTGTGCCGGAATCCTCCGGCGCGCAGAAGCAAGAGGGAAGGAAATGCACCCCGACCTGAAGGCGGCGCTGGCGAGGAAATACGTGGAGGGCATGCTGGCTCGGTAGTCTGCCCGACGATGACCAGCAGCGGAGCCGGGTTCGCGCGGGTGGACGGCAGGGCGGAGCACGACTGCGGAACGCTCGTCGTCCAGCCCAACGACGTGTCGTCCACGCTGTGCGCGTCTGGCGCAGGCACCGACAGGCCGTCGGCGCAGGGCTCGCAGGAGGGCTTCTGCGTGGTGTCCATGAAGACCTGCAACACCAAGTCTAACGGTGGCAACATCTCCGACAAGCCAGTGACCTACGCGCTCGCCGCGGAAGCCACCCCTCCGGCAATTCTTTCTTCCAAGGCGCTCTATCCCAGACGACTCACCCCCGTGGAGTGCGAGCGCCTCATGGGCTTCCCCGACGGGTGGACGGACGTCGTCTTCCAAGGGAAGCCCGCGCGCGACACGCTGCGGTACAGGGCGCTCGGCAACAGCATGGCGGTTCCCGTCATGCGCTGGCTGGCGGAGGGCATACGCGAGTTTTTCTAGGCGTGGCTGTGCACGGCGAGGCAGGGCGGAGCAAGGCGTGGCCGGGCCGGAGGCTCGGCGCGGCAGGGTCTGGCTGGGCCGGGCATGGCAGGACGCGGCAGGGTCTGAGGCGGGGTCCGGCGTGGCTTGGCTGGGCCGCGCATGGCATGGTCTGAGGCGGGGCGCGGCCTTGCGGAGCGAGGAGCGGCCGGGCAGGGTCTGAGGCGAGGTGCGGCATGGCGCGGCGGGGTCCGGCGCGGTCTGGCGAGGTCCGGCGCGGCGAGGCACTGCGCGGCAAGGCGTGGCTGGGCCGGGTCTGAGGCTTGGACCGGCTTGGCCCGGCTGGACAGGGTCCGGCTTGGCGGAGCTAGGCAGGACAGGGCGTGGACTTTGGTAAGGCTAGGCGCGGCAACGCAAGGCAACTCAAGGCTAGGCATGGACTGGGGCTTGGCGAAGCATTGCACGGCCGGGCTCGGCGCGGCTGGGTCTGGCATGGCGGGACAGGGCATGGACTGAGGCATGGCCATGCACGGCAAAGCGAGGTCTGGCGACGCTTGGCGAGGCCGGGCAAGGTTCGGCACGTCCGGGCGGGGCGGGGCGACGCGAGGCAAGGCAAGGCACATTCAACTCTAACGCACAAGGAGAAAGCATTATGGAACGCTACCAGATCACTCTCGAAGGGGAGACTCCCCTTCTCATGCACCATGACAACATCACCTTCAGCGAGCGCGTCCGCTCGTGGCAGAAGGACCCCGCGAACAAGCACCTCTCCACGGCGGGCGACGACAGGTGCCCCGCATGGACGTGGCTCGGCTCGCTCTACCACGACGGCTCCGGCACTCTCGACGGGAAGTATGTCGGCATGAGCTCCGACAACATCATGACGATGCTGCGCGAGGGCGGGGCCAAGGTGCCGACCGGCTCGAAGAACGAGACGTTCAAGCGCCAGACGCAGTCCGGCCTCGTGCCCGACGAGATCTGCCCCCCGCTGTTCGTCAACGGCGGCCGCCTGTCCATGGAGCCGTTCAGGAAGCTCCTTCTGGAAGACGACTTCGACGCCCACCTCGAGGCCGTGGAGAGCATGGGCTTCTCCCTGCTCGTCAAGCGCGCCAAGGTCGGCACGAGCAAGCACGTCCGCGTCCGCCCCATGTTCGACAAGTGGGCGCTCGTGACGACGCTCACCGTGCCGGACCCGAAGGAGTCGGGCCTCACGCAGGAAGTGCTCCAGAAGATCCTGAACAAGGCGGGCTCGCTCTGCGGCCTCGGCGACTGGCGCCCGAGCTCCCGCACTCCCGGCCAGTTCGGCAGGTTCAAGGCGGCGGTCGAGCCCATCGAGGACGAGGAAGATGACTAGGAGCGAGATGATCGCATTCGCGGTGCAGTACCTCGCGACGCAGCTCTCGCGGGCGCGCATCCTCGTCAACGGGGAGATGTGCGCCCGCTGCGAAAGGTACGGGCCGGAGACGTGCGCCCGCTGCTGGGAGGAGAAGGCATGGGCCGAGACCGACCGGGAACGCAGGCACAGGGAGGAGGCGGATGGACGCCAGCACTGCTGAACTGCCGCACGATGCCCTGTTCTTCGCGTTCTGGGGATTCGTCCTGTGGCTCTTTCTGAGATAGCCTAATTTCGCGCGAGGTTCCGTTCTGCGGGACCTCGCGCCTTTGGAGGACAAACGATATGGAAATTCATCTGATGCGCTCAGAAGGGCTGCAGGAGGCCCTGTTCGGGCTGGGCTTCTCGTTCGGCCTGACGTCGGGCGAGCCGGACCCCGCCATCCTGTCGGACGCCATGAAGGAGCGTCTGGAGAAAATCGCCTCCCGGCTCTGCAAGGCCGGCGCCGGAGAGGACAAGTTCCTCCGGCAGGTGGTGTGCTGGTGGGACGTCCGGGCGCCGCGCTTCTGGTGGGCGGAGGCCGACACTTTCAAGGTGGGCACCGTCGCCCAGAGCGAGAGCACCATGCACCGCCTGACCGGCAGGCCGCTCATGCAGGGCGACTTCGAGCATCCCGTCGACGGGCGCCTGCTGGCGGAGCTCAACAGGCTCGTCGAGGTGTTCAATGCGTCGAAGGGGAGCCTCAGCGTCTTCATGGAGCTGAAAAACCTGCTGCCGGAGGGCTACCTCCAGCGCAGGATCTGGACGCTGAACCTCGCCAACATGAAGAACATCCACCGGCAGAGGCGGAACCACCGCCTGCCCCAGTGGCACGCCGTGTGCGACGCGTTCGTCGAGGCCACGCCGGAGTTCCTGCGGGGGATGTACGAGTGAGCCTGCTGCATCCCTGCCCCTACTGCGGGTCCGACAAGGTCGCCCGCGAGGAGACGGACCTTGGCGGGTATGTCGTGGCCTGCCCGTGCTGCGGCATGTGCGGACCGGAGGCGCCCTACAAGTGCATCGCCGTCCGCAGGTGGAACGAGCTCTGCGCCAAGATGTGCCGGAAGTGCAACGTGCATCTCGTCGCGGTCAACAGGGAGCTGAGGAGAAGGCTGAATGAGCTTGAACCAAGGAATGATGACGTCGAACTCGGACGAGTGGACGACGCCTAGCGCGCTGTTCAGGGCGCTCGACCGCAGGTTCGGCTT